CTACTGCGACGAGCACGGCACGTGTTACCAGGTAGTCGGCAAATCAGGCGACACCTACAGCCGCATGCGTCCAGAGTGGCAGCAGCTGAAGGAAGCGCGCCACCGCAAGCAGATTATTATTACGCGGCTGGAGAACTGGATAGGCGAAGGCAAGGAAGTAGCAGACGAAGCTGACAAGTATTTTGGATGATTGACTTGCGCAACTGTGACTGCATGGAGTACCTGGCCACGTGCAAGGACAACGCATACGAGCTCGCCATCGTTGATCCGCCGTATGGCATACACATCAACAGCAGCGGGCGCCTGGGTCATTATGGCGGCAAAAAAAATTGGGACACAGAGATTCCAACGCATGAATTTTTCCAGCACTTGTTTCGTGTAAGTAGAAATCAAATTGTTTGGGGCGGAAATTATTTTGCATTGCCACCAACGCGCGGTTTTATTATTTGGGACAAGGAGCAACCTCAGGATGTCAGTTTTGCCTCCTGTGAATATGCTTGGACGTCTTTTGACCGTTCTGCAAAGACACATTACCAGAGGCCTCAAAATGCAGACGCTCAACGCATTCACCCAACACAGAAGCCTGTCAAGCTGTACGAGTGGCTGTTGATGAATTACGCCAAAGAGGGCGACCGCATATTGGACACGCACCTTGGCAGCGGCTCGATTGCATTGGCCTGCTATAACCTAGGCTTTGATTTAGTTGGCTGTGAACTTGACGAGGACTACTACAACGCCGCATGTAAACGCTTGAAACAACACCAGGCACAACAGCGCATGTTTTGAGTTACCACTTCGACGACGCAGCAGCCGACCGCGCTGTTGAATTTATCGAGCGCTTTTGCACGCACGTCAAGGGCGAGCTAGGCGGCCAGCCGTTCCTGCTGGAGGCGTGGCAGAAGGACGACATCATACGCCCGCTGTTTGGCTGGAAGAAAGAGGACGGCACGCGCAGGTACCGCACCTGCTACGTCGAGATTCCACGCAAAAACGGCAAGTCTAACTTGAGCGCGGCCATTGCATTGTACATGCTGTTTGCTGACGGCGAGCCAGGCGCGGAGGTAATCAGCGCGGCGGGCGACCGTGGCCAGGCAAATATTGTCTTTAACATCGCGCAAGAGATGATAAACAACAGCCGCCACCTGCGCAGCAGATCGCGCGTGTTGCGCAACGTGGTGAGCTATAAGAGCAGCTGGTATAAGTCAATCAGCGCAGAGGCCTACACTAAGCACGGCCTAAACTGTCACGCCGTCATCTTCGACGAATTACACACGCAACCCGATCGCGACCTTTGGGACGTGCTGACTACATCGACGGGCGCACGGCGGCAGCCGCTTGTTATGGCACTGACTACAGCAGGCCACGACCGCGCAAGCATCTGCTACGAGGTGCACGAATACGCTGAGAAAGTACGCGACGGCATTATTGAGGACGACAGTTTTTTGCCTGTGTTGTACTGTGCTGACATTGACGACGACTGGACAGCAGAAGAAACGTGGCGCAAGGCCAACCCAGGGTATGGCAGTATCTGCCGTCAAGACTACTTTGAACAAGCCGTTAAGAATGCAAAGGCGAACCCTAGCATGGTCAACAGTTTCTTACGTTTGCACCTAAACATCTGGACATCAGCAGAAACCGCCTGGATACCTGACGACATCTGGATGAAAGGCAACAAACCAATACCACATGACAGGCTTCACACACTTCCTTGCTACGGCGGTTTGGACCTTGCATCTACACAGGACCTCACTGCATTCGCGCTACTTTTTGCTGACGTGGAGCACGATTGTTTTTATCTGCTTGTGCATCAGTTTGTCAACTCCGAAAAAGCGCACACCAAGAAATTAAGCGCGGGCATTGATTACATTGCTTACGAGCGCGCTGGTGACATCACAATAACGCCAGGCAACGTCACTGACTACAGGATTGTAAAGGAATACATTAACGCGCAGTGCGCTAAGTACGACGTTCGCAGCATTGGCTACGACCCACGGTTTAGCACGTACATTGTGAGCGAGCTGGAGGCCGACGGCGTGCAGATGGCACCAATGGCTCAGAACATCACAACCATGAACGGGCCAACAAAAGAATTTGAGATGGCCGCGATGAAGGGCCAGATCATACACGGCGGCAACCGCTGCATGCGCTGGCAGATGGGCTGCGCTGTTGTGTACACAGACGTGAACGAGAACAAGCGTGTGACGAAGGAGAAGCAGGAGAACAAGAAAGTTGACGGCGTAATTGCAAGCATAATTGCCATTAACGAATACTGCCACACATTGGGCGCGGAAGATTTCTTCTTTGACGTCTTGGACTTGTGACCTACATTGCTTATATTATAGCTTGACCTGTACTGAATGGCCACACTAACAGACCGTCTCAGCGCCTTGTTTCGCTACCGCGTGGGCAAGTTTAACAGCCAAACCCTGGAGGCTGAGCTGGGCATCAACCCACTGGTACGCAGCGGCGTCAATATTACGGAGACAAGCGCGCTGGCCATCTCTACAGTTTATGCCTGCATTAACAAGATTGCAAGCACCATCAGCAGCCTGGACCTTGAGCTGTATGTGCGCGACGGGCGGAACATCGAGGTGGCCAACCAGCACCCTGCCTACGACCTGATAACATCAGCGCCCAACGAGCAACAAAACGCATTCGACTTTTGGGAGACGCTGATGAGCAGCGCGTTAATGTACGGCTGTGGCTATGCCATTATTGAGCGGAACGCACGAGGTTATGCAGAGCGCCTTGTGCCTGTGAGCTACTACGACGTGGACGTGAAAGAGGTTGAAGGCGAGCGCGTGTTCGTGATTCGCGACTACGGCGCTGTGACGCAGGATAACATGCTGGAAATTTCCTGCATGAATAAGATGAGCCCAATTCGCTTGCACCGCGAAAACATGGGCCTGGCCAAGGCGGCGCAGGACTTCGGCAGCGAGTACTTCGGGCAGAAGGGCCAGATGACTGGCGTGCTGGCATCTGATCAGCCATTGCGCAAAGAGCAGATGGATGTCATCCAGAACAGCTGGAATCAAAGCGCCATGAACGCAGGCACCAAGCTGCTGCCGTTTGGCTTCAAGTATCAGCGTATCACAATCACACCAGACGAGGCGCAGTTTATTGAGACGCGCAAATTCCAAGCCGAGGAGATTTGCCGCATCTACAGCGTGCCGACGTCGCTGGTGCAGCTGCCCTCACAGACTACGTTTAACAACGTCGAGCAGCAAAACCTGCAGTTTGCACGTCACACGATTGCACCGTGGGCAAAGCGCATTGAGCAGGAGATTGATCGCAAGTTGATACAATCATTTGAGCGCCCTGAAGTGTACAGCAAATTCAATATGAATGACCTGTACCGTGGCGACCTTGCAGCACGCACAAACTTCTACCAGCAGATGCTGCAGAGCGGCGTCATGAGCATCAACGAGGTGCGGGCTAAGGAGCAGATGAATCCAATCGAGAACGGCGGCGACGCTCACCTAGTGCAGATTAACCAAATCGCGTTGGACCGCATTAGCGAGTACAGCGACAAAGTTTCAAACGATGGAGGACAACCAACAGTATAAAGACGCTGAAAAGCGGACCATGGGCACAATTGAGGTGCGCGAGGCCGACAGCGACGACATGGTGCTGGAGGGCTACGCCGCTGTATTTAACAGCGAGACGGACCTCGGGCACTTCCGTGAAGTAATTAAGCCTGGCGCATTTGACGACGTTATGAGCAACGACGTGCGCGCGCTGATTAACCACGACCCGAATTTAATTCTTGGACGTACCGAGAACGGCACACTTGAGTTGAGCACAGACGAGCGCGGGCTGAAGTATCGCGTTAAGCTGGGCAACCAACAGTATGCGAAAGACTTCTACGAGAGCGTAAAACGCGGTGACATTAGTCAGAGCAGCTTTGCCTTCACAATCAAAGACCAGAGCTGGAATGAAGAGCGCACCGTGCGCAGCGTAGACAAGGTGCGGCAGTTGTTGGACGTGTCACCTGTGACGTATCCAGCATACGCAGCCGCCACGGTGCAGGCCCGTGACCAACAGCCTGAGCCAAACGAAGCCAACGCAGTAGCAGAGGCCGACACAGATACAACAGTTATTGAAACACAAACATTTGAAACTATGAATCTCAACGAGATGAAGGCGACACGCGGCAAGCACGCAGATCGCTTCGAAGAGTTGGTGAATGTCGCAGAAACCGAAAACCGCGACTGGACCAACAACGAACAGGAAGAGGCCGACCTTTGCAAGCGCGAGGTTGAGCGACTCGACGGCAAGATTGCACGCCGCCAGGCACACGAAGACATGATTGCACGGCAAGCCCAGATGGGCGGCGCGTCAGTGTCAGAGGCCAAGGAAATCAACAAGATTAACCGTTCTTTCAGCCTCAGCCGTGCTGTGCAAGCTGCCAGCTTTGGCAAGGCACTAGAAGGCGCAGAAGCTGAGTGGAGCCAGGAGGCGGCCAAGGAATACCAGATGCGCGGCCTGCAGATGAGCGGCCAGATTGGTATCCCTGCTTCAGCATTGTACCGTGATGGTCAGGCTGACAACTTCCAAGCCGGTGGCACTGGTGACGGCTCAGGCTTTGTTGCTACTTCTGTTCCTGGTGTCATTGACGCTTTGCGCACACCTACCATGGCCGAGCGCATTGGTGTAACTACCATTAACAACGCAACTGGCAACCTCAAATTCCCACGCGTTTCTGCCAAGGCTGCAGGTACTGAAGCAACTGAGGTTGCTGCTGACTCTGCGTCTGGCTTGGCGCTCGACGAAGTTACACTTTCACCCATCCGTGTGGCTGCCAACACCAAGTACAGCAAGCAGTTGATCCTGCAGGGCGGTGCTCAGGTGGACGCTATGATTTCACGCGAATTGGCTGCTGGTATTAATGAGACCATTGACAAGGCTGTCTTTGCCAAGGCTGCTGCATCTGCTGGCGACATCACCGACCGCGCTGGCCAATCATTGACCGCAGGTCTTGTCTTTGCTATGGAAAAGGCTGTATTGGCAGCCGGCGGCGATTTGTCGCGGTGTGCGTTCGTTGGTTCGCCTTCATGCATGAGCATTATTAAGCAAGAGGCAGCCGTGCCAAGCATCAATGCCATGGTTGAGAACAACAGGATTGACGGCTATGAAACGCACTTCACGCCTAATTTGGTGGACGACGACGCTTCACAGGGCGCCTTGCTTTTTGGTGACTTTAGCCTAGGCATGGTATTGGCTTACTTTGGTGGAATCGACCTTTTGGTTGACCCATACAGCAACGCAGGCACTGCGCAGATTGCTTTGCACGTCAACAAGTTTTACGACACAGACGTGCGCCAGGCTGGTGCATTGTCTTACTTGTCTGACTTCATTGCCTAACAATTGAACAACACGGGAAGCCTGGCAATGGGCTGGGCTTCCTTTTTTTTCTATTACCATGCACGTAGTACGTCCAGCACACACAACAGGCACCAGCGTCGTTCCATTGAGCGATGCAAAGGAATTTCTGCGCGTTGACTCCAGCGACGAGGACACTACAATTACGGCGTTATTGGACGCGGCAGTAGCATGGGTTGAGGACTATTGCAATCGCAGCTTCACAGCGGGCGGCTCTGCAGTCTTCCACGTTGAACGGTGGCGCAACGCAGCGTTGGCCTACGGGCCAGTCACAGCCATCACACACGTGAAGTACAACGACACGGCAGGCGCAGAGCAGACGCTGGCAGCTAGCAAGTATTATACCACGGCGGCAACAGACGGCGGCATGCTGATCTACTTCCACGACACGCCAGACCTGGAGACGTACAACGCGCACCCAGTACGCGTGACGGCTGCGGTGGGCGTCGAGGAATCGGCCAACGTCAAGCACGCTGTGAAGATGCTGGTTGCGCACTGGTATGAGAACAGGCGCGCAGTGGTAACGGGCACGATTACTGCAACCATTCCCATTGCAGTCGAGTCGCTGCTGAGTGTTGAACGCATTATTGACAGCAGGCAGTGAACATTGGCTTTCTAGATAGACGCATTGTAATCCAGAGCGCTTCGCGCACTGCGGACGTGTACGGCCAAACTGTGCCGTCCTGGTCTACCTATGCCACGGTCTGGGCTGCGCTGGACAACAAGAGCGCCAGCAGCGCTGTGCTGCAGGAACAGGAGACAACCACGAACCGCGTGACGTGGCGCGTGCGCAGCAGCACAGAGACGCGCGCCGTGACGCCCAAGTATCGCATCAGCTACGGCGGCGACATCTACAATATCTTGGCTGTGCAGGAGGTAGGCCGAAAGCATGAGCTGCACTTTATTACTGAACGCGTAGTATCTGAGTGATGGCAAACAAGGTCAAAGCAGTACCCAACTTGCCACGTCAAGCACGTGCAGGCACACGCGTCCAAGTGGACGGCCTGAACGGCGTGCTGAAGAAGTTGGAGCGTCTGGCCATGTGGTCAGAGAAAGACTTTCGCAAGCTGGTCGACATTAACGAGCGCGTTGGCGAGGTGTACAATAACAGTCTGCGCGCAAACATTAAAGACTTCGACCGCGACATCAAGGTGCAGTTTGAAGACCGCGAGGACATTATTGTGAAGCGCGGGCAGCTGCGTCGCAGCGTTGGCGTTTGGCGTCCTGATCGCGAGCTCATTAAAACACTTGCAGGCCCACGCACAAACAATATCGGAGGACGACGCAAGCGCGGCGTGCGCAAAAACTCGGACGGCTGGTTCGCTCACATTGTCGAGGGCGGCGACAGCTTCGGCCGCAAAAAGCGCACGCGCAACACGGGCGTATTTGAGCGCAGCAAGCGCGCAACTGTTGGCCGTGCAAATGCGTTGCTTGTAAGGTTGCTACGTCAGGAGTTCAAACGCTTTATGAGATGAAGGTAGGAGCGGCCATATACAGTTTGTTAGTCAACGACAGCGCAGTGTCTGCGTTGGTCGGCACGCGCATTTATCCGGAGCTTGCAGAAGAGGGCGCGTCAGCATCCTACATTGTGTACAGCGTTGTGAGCAACACGCCTAGCGACACAAAAGAAGGCACGCCAATTGACGAGGCGCAGCTAGAAATTTTTAGCGTGGGCAACACCTACGCAGCAGCTAACGACCTTGCAGACAAGGTGCGCGCTGCCTTGGACAGAAAGAGTCAAATTGTAGTCGGCACAGTCACGGTGCAAAGCATTCAGTACACCAACGAAGTTGTTGAGGTGAGCGAGAAGCGCGACCTGTACATTAGCGTGCAAGACTACACAACACGAATCACAAGATGAACGACTTCTTACTACAAAACTGGGCAGAGCTAACACTAGCTTTCCTCGCATTTTTGAAGGTGGCAGCTAACCTTGCGCCTTCTGAAAAACCTCGCCAAGTATTTGGATATATCGATACCTTGGTTAATATGATTATTGCAGATCGCATCAAACCCAACAATAAGAAATAATGGCAGCAACAGCAGGAATAATGAACGGCTCTCAGTTGAGAGTTGCGTTCGCAAACGACAGTGCAACACCCGTTCTGGTGGACCACCTTACAGACTTGTCTGTGTCTTTCAGCACTGAGACACGCGACACTACAACAAAAGACAACGGCGGATATCGCGCAATTTTGCCAGGGCTGAAGACCTTGAGCGTGACATTCACGGCATTCTACGCAGCCGACGCCACCAACGGCTACGAGGAACTATTCGCCGACATGGAAACAGGGCAGAAGCTCGACATCACTATCGCGTCTTACGATCAGTCAGAGGCTGAGATTACTGACGACATGGATATCGACTTTAAAGCCTACTGCACTAGCTTGGAGTTGAGCGCAGGCACTGAAGACAACGCGTCTTACACTGCCACTTTCGAGTGCGTCACTGACCCGACATTCGTACCGAGCGCATGACCATAACCCTAGACGGTAGGACATTCCCAGTCAAAGCTAACATGCGCGCCTGGCGCAGCTTTGAGCAAGCGACTGGACACAAGGTGGCAAACATCGACAGCGAGGACGTCACTTTGATGCCTGAGCTGCTTTACTACTTTGTGCAGGAGGGCTGCAAGAAGCAAGGCATGAGCTTTGACATGGAAGTGGACGACTTTCTGGGACTGATTGACGTGCAGGATCTGAATGCTGTTGTCGAGGTAATTGAAGCCTCCATGACTCCGCAAAAAAAAACGGAGAACCAGGAGACAACAAGCCACTTAAATGGGACGAAATAGAAGAGCTGGGACTTGGGCTGTTAGGCCTGAGTCCTTGCCTTCTGTATGACCTCACATTTAGGGAGTTTGGCAACGCGGTGCGCGGTCGGTACAAAGCTAAGGAAGCGCAGCAACGCGTAGACTGGGAGCGTACGCGATGGCAAACCGCGCTGCTGTTAAACGTACACACTAAGAAGGGAAGCAACGTAAGGCCCAAAGACCTTGCAGTGTTTCCGTGGGAAGAAAAGCCCAAGACTGGCATACATACAGGCTGGGCACAGCTCAAAGCAATAGCAAAAAAAAATGGCGAAATTAGGTGATCTCGTAGTACGGATTGGAGCTGACACACGCGACCTGAACAAGTCGCTTGGACGCGTGCAGCGCAACTTGCGCAGCATGACTAGCAATATCCAGCGCATGGGTCAGGACATGACGCGCAGCCTGTCCCTGCCATTGGCGGCCGTTGGCGCGGCAGCACTAAAGAGCGCAGCAGACCTTGAGACGCTGGAGACTTCATTCGTTAGCTTGACGGGCGGCGTTGAGGAGGCGGGCAAAATGATGCAGCAGCTCACAGCGTTCACGGCCAAGACGCCGTTTCAGCTTGACGCAGTAGCGAAATCGGCACGGCAGTTAATTGCCAGCGGTACAGACATCAGCCAGGTCAATGATCAGCTGCAGTTTCTTGGCGACATCGCAGCCACCAGCGGCAGCAGCATTGACGAGATTGCGGCCATCTTTGCCAAGGTCAACGCCAAAGGCAAGGTAGAGCTGGAGAACCTTAACCAGTTAGCAGAGCGCGGCATTCCAATTTTTACTGCACTGAGCGAGGCCACAGGCTTGCCTGCTGACAAACTGGGCGCAGGCGCTGTAAGTGTTGAGCAGTTTAGTCAGGTACTGCAGGGCTTTGCTCAAGAGGGCGGCTTTGCTGAGGGCGCGATGCTGCGACTTAGCCAAACCGTGTCAGGCAAGTTTAGCACAGCACTGGACAACGCTAAGCTCGCTGCGGCCTCACTAGGCGAGCAGCTGCTGCCTTTTGCAAGCAAGGCGCTGGACGCATTTACTAACCTGGCGCAGAAGTTCACAGAGCTGGACGACAGCACCAAGCGCATCGGCATTGCCATTGCCGCGTTTGCTGCGTCGCTAGGGCCTGCTATTGTCGGCATCACGGGCGTCGTCAAGGCGATCACACTGTTGTCCTCACCGATTGGCGTGACAGTGCTTGCCATTGGCGCACTCACTGCCGCGTTCATCTACTTCTACGACGAGATACGGCCCATCATCACAGCGGCAACCAACCTGATGATTGAGCTGTACAACAACGTGCTGCCGCTGCGTGTGCTGATTAGCATTGTACAGACCGCCTTCGTCAACGCAGGCAAGGCTATTGTCACAGCGTTCACTGCAGTAGGCGATACGTTTAAAACTATTTTCAATGCATTGACGTTGGCACTGCAGGGCGACCTGCCTGGCGCGTTCAACGCGCTGAAGGATGGGCTGGGCAACGTAGCTGCCGACGTCGTGGAGGTGGCCAGCGACATCGGTGCAGACCTAGTGCAGGGCATCAACGAGGCGATTTACGCAGAGAAGATTGACCTGCTAGGCGAGGACGCGCTGCCAACCAAGGCAGAAATTATGGAGCGCTTCAACGGATTGTTTGAGGGCACAGGCGAAGTCATTGCAACAGAGGTGTCAAGCGGTTTGGATGCAGTCAAAACAACAGTGGCGCAAGTCAAGCCGATTGTAGAAACAACTACAGCGGCATTTAAAAACATGGGCGAAGTGTTAGCTGACAGCATTGGCAATGCAGTTGGCCAGGCCGCCACATTTAAAGAGGCTATGCTGGAAAGCGCTCGGGCAGTCATTATTGCTTATCTCGCACAGACCAAAGCGAAAATTTTGCAGAACAGTGCGGAAGGTGCTGCAGGCACAGGGCCAGCGTTTCCGTTTGTCATGGCTGGTTTGCTCACTGCGGGAATGGCGTTAGTCAACAGGGTTGGAATACCTGCCCTGGCGCAAGGCGGTCTGGCATACGGCCCAACAATGGCCATGGTTGGCGACAACAAAAACGCGGCAATTGATCCTGAAGTTGTGGCGCCATTGAGTAAATTAAAGGATATGATGGGCGGCGGCGTCGTCGAGGTTGTTGGACGCATTAAGGGCGACGACATCTTTTTGAGCAACGCACGCAGCACTAGCGCCCGCAACCGTTACGCATGAGCAGTTACCTATATGCCAAGGGTGTAGGCGAGTCCTTAAACGAGGACAGTTACGAGGTGCGCATCATTCGCACAGCAGCGGGCAGCGATCAGACGACTGAGTTCAGCCTAGCAGCCAACGGCTTTGCGTTGAAGTACGAGAGCGTGGACGACAGCGCGCTGGTGCCTGGCATTGTGCACTCACGTTGCGAAGTCACGACGCTGTGGCCTGCAGCCATTGCCAGCGAGCTCAACACCTTGCTGACTGCACTGGCCACCAGCACAGACGGCGACTACTTGCTAGAAGTGCTGCGCGACAGCACACGCATTTGGGTAGGCAGCATACTAGTCGAGGAGTTTACTGTTGACGAGGACAGCACCAACAAGGAGGTGACGATAGTTGCAACGGACGCTGTGAGCCTTTTAAGGCATGTAGATTACAATAACTCGGGCACGGCCTACACTGGGTATCAAACGGTCTACGATATACTAAAGAACATACAGGAAAAGTGGAGCCTGTACACCTACCTAGACGAGCAGAACAGCGGCACCGAGACAAGGCTGGCATGGGCTGAGGACGTGTACAGCGAAGACGACTACGTGGCGGCACTTCTTCCACACCCTGCAGGCACCACCTTGCAAACAATTACACGGTCGCGCATCCACACGAACCCGTGGAGCAACGTGAACAGCAGCGGCGATATAGAATACATTAGCTGCTACGACCTGCTGCAGTCGTTGTGCATCACATACCAATGGCGGCTGTACAGCTACGGCGACGCATGGCACTTCCAGCCTGTGGCATTAGTTGGTAATATTATTGGTGGCATTGCATTAAAATGGAACGGCACTATAGGATCTGCGTTTCTAAACACCCAATACACCTTTCAAAAAGAATTGGCCGACGACGTGGTGCAAAAAGACGCGGCTTGGCGCATTAGCTACACAGCACCACACAACGAGGCGCGCGTGACGCGTGACACTAACGATGGCGCAACCGTCATCAGCTCGTTCAATTTTGCAGCAGCTACTGCGTTGGCAGATGGCGACGTAACGTACCCTGGTATTGACACGGAAAGCACTGACGTTTTTTACGAGATGCGCGGGCGCTTTAAGTTTAGCCAGTCGGCACAAAGCGTGTCAGGCTCACCAATTGCAGAGCTTATGCTGCGCTTCACAATTGCCTGGGGCGACAGCAGCACAGAATACTACGTTAACGAGTTGTCCGACGGTAGTGGGCTGCTCAACAGTTGGGCGTCTGCCATTGGTTCGTATGACGGCGTGCCTGTTATTGCAATTAACCCAAATTACAGCGCAAGCGCTGGATATTTCTATGTCAAAGCGCCAGAGAACAGCGGCGTATATGATGTAGAGGAAGACATTGAACGCTTTATCGATTTTGTGTTTATTGTGCCGCCACCACAAACTGCAAAGACGGGCCTAACAGTTACGCCTGACTTTCTCGTGTGGGATGCAAACGGCAGCAACAACAGCACGTACAAAAATGCACTTACAACGACGTTCGTTGATTTTAAGGTGAGCAAGTTTAGCGGCGACTTGCTTGAGTTGATTGCCGACTACGATATTGTGGCCAACACGAGTACAGGGCGCGGCACGCTGCAGCTAGGCACTACGCACGTCGGGCAGCTAGGCGCAAGCATGGGCCGTATTGACGTGCAAACTAGCGCAGGCGTGTATGGCACGACAAGCAACTGGGTTTGTCAAGACAACGACACAGCGCGGCCAATTAACACGCTGCTAGTGGAAGAAACGCTGGCGCGCCACAACAAACCAAAAGGAGTAGAGCGCGGCAGCATTGTCTTTCGTGGCACCAGTGGCATAGTACCGACGCCGCTCAGCTTTTTCAAAGACGAGGACACAGCCACATTTTACGCGCTTGTCAATTGGCAGCTTAACGCTACGGCATGCGAGGTTGACGTGACGCTTCGCAAGACAGGACGCGACGCCATTAGCATAACGACGCACGACGAAAACACAGGCAAAGGCCCTGACAGGCCTATTGGCGGCAGCACAGGTCAAGACCCTGTGACAGCACTGCCCAACACGCGCGGCTACAATCAGCAGGCGGCAGACATCTTTGCGCAAGACTGGTCCAGCGTTATCGGCGCAGGAGAGACAAAGGAGATGTATTACACCGTCTTAAATGACGGCACTGGGCGCAGAGTTGATCACCAAGGCGAATCGCCAGCGGCAGGCTTTCACATTACGCGCAAAATCTACTTCCGAACCAAAGGCTTGCACGAGAGCACAGGCAGCGGATGGCTTGCGCTACCGATTCGGCAGCCCGCAACAAACGACACGCTAGAGCAGGCGATTGAGAAGCTGGACCTCTACATGGGCATTGACGACGACCATGCGGCGTACAGCTTTATGATCACCTACAAAGAAGAGACGGACTATTTGCTGCAGAATTACAGCGGCGCAGTGGCGGCGTACAGCCTGCGCAAGCTCAATGTCAACTACACAGGCAACTGCATTCAGGTGCGGCGCACGTCGCCTTCGCAAGCATCGCAAGAAATTGGCTTCACTGCGGCGGGCGTGCTCGACACAGCGTCGCTGGCTGTATTTTGCGGCACTGGCGACGGCTACGTGAGCCGCTGGTATGATCAGTCATCCAATGGGCACTACCTAGAGCAAACCTCACCCAGCGCGCAGCCAAAAATCTACAGCAACGGCACGCTGCAGCTGAACAGCTTGAGCGCGATACAGTTTGACGGCTCAGACGATTACCTAGAGTCGCACAACAACTTCGGTGTCAATCCTAACGGCACGGAGTTGGTGGCGCTGGGCGTAGGTAGCTTTGACGTAAGCGGCGGCGGTGACGTCATTGCCAGTTCGCGCAACAGCACGGTCGGAAACAACGTGTTTGAGCTGCTCAAAATTGGTTCGGACGCCGTTCGAATGCAAACGTGGTTTGGCTCAAACAACACGAGCCGCAACAGCGCAGCCGTGTCAGTTGAACAACAGTACATCATAGCAGGCTACGCTAAAAGTGGCGAGGTGGCCATCGACCTGGACGGCACAAACACGACAGGCTCAGCGCAGGCGGCAGACCCAAACAACCACTCTCAACCGTTTGTAGTTGGCGCGCGTAGCTACAACCAGGCCAACCCACACGACGGATATATTCAGGAGGTTGTCGTTTTCAGCAACAGCGCAGTGACCATCGACCACGAGGAACTGAGCGACGACGTAAACGAATATTACAGCAGCTACTGATGGAGTGGATACTAGTCAAGCCAGTAGGCCTAATTAATTCCAAGGACCGCGCTCAGGTCATTGCTCGCGAGCTGTACAATGTTATGCGGCCCGTGCATGTGCAGTCGCCAGAGGAAGCAGGCTATACGCTGTGCAGCATACTGCAGCACCCTACGGACCGCGACAACTACGCTCTGCGCGTCGATACTGACTACATGATAGCAGTGCACGCTGAGTGCAACTTGGAGAAGCTGGTGGCCATGTTTCCAGAAATTAGCGCCTCGCAGCGCTACAACCTGAGCAGCGCTATCCATCAGCTCGACGAGATACCGTTGCACAGCATACTACCTAACACCGTCACAGTGCGCGACTACCAGTACATGGTAGACAACGGCTGGATTATTCCCGACAAAGATGAGCGAGCTTAAATGCCACCTGCAAAACGCGTTGAACCTTACATACGTGGGCAGCGTACTGGTCGGCTACGTGGACGACGCTGTGACCATTTGCGCAGGTCTGACCCTAATGTGGTGGAACATCGAGCGCGCGCTGAAGGTGCGCAAAGAGAGACAAGACAATGAGATACTTTAACTATTGCGAGTTTGACAGCCCTGACGAGCTAGGCAGCGGCCACAATATGGACGAAGATTTTTTGCAGATGCTGGACGACGCGCGCGAGTTTGCAGGCGTGCCGTTTAAGATTACCAGCGGATACCGCACCGAGGCGCACAACCATGCAGTAGGCGGATCGCGTAGCAGCTCACACATGAAGGGCCTAGCGGCAGACATTGCCTGCGGCGGCTCACGTGAGCGCATGGAGATTATTACGGCGCTGCTGACAGTAGGTTTTGACCGCATCGGCATTGGCGACGGGTTTATACATGTGGACGCAGACGTAGAGAAAGATGAAGCAGTTATCTGGACTTATTACTAAGGCGCTTGCAGGCGCGGACCTCACGGAAGCGTTCAAGACCAAGGGCGACCTTAAGCGCTGGAGTGCCAAGCGCACCGTCGGCGGCATGATTGCCACAACGGCTTGCTACGACATCGGCACGCACGGCATGAGCTGGGAGGCGGTTTGCTTGTGTGCCATCGCCGTTGTACCTTTAGTGGCGAGCATGTTTGAGAACCGTGCTTCGCAGGTGTGAGTCATCAGATTGGTTAGTGAAGGGCTGGCGTAGTGCTGGCCCTTTTTTTGTGCGTGAACATGCAGCTGTGGAAAACTACACACACCCTGTACATACAAGCGGCGTACAAGTGACGTACATTTGGGACATGACAGTTCTCAAACCCAACGGCATATCGCACAGCGTGGTGCCAGACAAGCCAATAACGTACAACCAGTGGATGCAGTATATCCACGCACAAAACCAATCAAAATGACGCACGACTACATGCACGAAGGTTACGGCCACTACACACAGCGCAGCGGCGTAGACTTTCGCGAAGGCAGCTTCAAGTGCTTGCCAGATGCAGGCGCACAGTTTATGCGCGAACGCATGCGCGATATGGACTTTAGATGCTTTCAGGACTTCAGACACAAGGACCGCAAAGACCTCACGCGCTGGTGGTTTAAGGATGAGCGCACTGTGCAGAAGCGCTTGCAAGGCATTCAAAGCATGGGCTACGAGGCTTGTGGACCTATTACGCGATCATGATTGAAGACATGAAGAACTATCCTATAAGAATGAACGTCCGCATGACTGAGATTCAGCGCGACGTGTTACAAGACAAGGCCAACAAGATGGGCGTATCTGTAAGCGCTTTGCTACGGCTTATGATTAACCAAATCGAACCTTTTAAAAACCAAGTGTTATGAGTTTTATTTCTGAAGACTTCGCGAAGGCGAACAACAACGCAGGCAGCTACTTTCGCCCTGCAAAAGACAAGACAAGCAAGGTGCGCATCCTAAGCGAAAAAGGCCTTGAAGGTTACGTGCTATGGACAGAGGACAACAAGCCTGTGAGGTGGCACTGGAAGGACAGCAAGCCAGAGGCTAACTACCGCGAGGGCGACAAGCCGCGCAAGTTTATCGCAGTAGCTGTGTGGAACTACGACGACCAGTGCGTGCAGGTGTGGGAGATCACGCAGAAGAGCGTTTTCGACGCATTGCACGAGATTACAAAGGAGCCTGACTTCGGACATCCTAACACCTTCGACATCCGCATTACGCGCAAAGGCGAAGGGCTAGAGACGAAGTACACAGTTATTCCAGTGCCTGGGCCGATTGTGCCAGACGTCGAGAAAGCTATGGCCACGCTTAGCGTCAACTTGGACGCATTGTTGAACGGAGAAGACCCTTTCGCATGATTGGCAAGACATACGTACGCACATCATTGCGACAGGACCAGGCAGACAGATTGCTGGAGGTATTGATTGATGCACAGCGTGACACAAAGATGTGGATAATTGAGGCCGCTCAAAGACAAGTAGATGCAGACGACATGACGGCCCATTTAGAACATTTGGAGCAGTTGCGTCACATCTTTGACCGCGTAGAGGACAAATACCTAAAGGCGCAGCAGAAGGATGATGTAAGGCCTAAAACGAGGTTGGACCGCGTACTGGAGCGCTGTAGTAATTACGACAGCACCGAGCAATGAGCGAACGTGAGTTTCTTGGCATCTGGATACCTGCAGAGGTGTGGCTAGATCAGCGGCTCACAATGACAGAAAAAGCGTTCATGGCCGAGGTGGAGTCATTCAGCAAGAATGGCAAGACCTTCCACAAGAGTAACGACACAATCCGGCAGCAGTATGGCATCACGCCAAAGACGGTCCAGCGCATCATCAAGAAATTGGTGGAGCTGGAGCTGCTGGATTGTTACTTCAATGGCCGTGTGCGACATTTGAGCCTAGGCAGCATGGGAAAAATGACGAGTCTGCATGGGAAAAATGACGACTCTGCATCGTCAAAATTCCCACATACTAATACAGTAGAAAGAACAACTAAGAATACATCTAAAAAAGAGGTGGTGTATCCATTTACTGAAATTGAATTTCTGGAGGTGTGGAAAGCATGGCTGCAAGAGCGTCGCGATCGGCGCTACAAAAGCTACACTGACAATGGCGAGCAGGCAGCACTGCACAACCTCAAAAAAATGAGCAACGATGACTACAGGACAGCAATCGCAATCGTCCAACAAAGCATTGCCCAAGGCTGGCAAGGACTCTTTGAGCTTAAGGGAGCAAAAAGCGGAAAACGGCCTGAGCTTGACAGAGAACAAGCACTTGCATGGGCTGCTGGAAAATAGCAGGCAAGCAATGCACGGCCTGACAGTCACGCAAGCATACAAGCGCGGCATGTCACTGAGCAAAGCGCTAAAAGCGGAACCTGCAAAGGTGAGGCTTACAATGCTGGCAGAGCTGGAGCGCCTGGTGCGGCACGTGAACGCTACGCGCACTTTTCAGACGCAGACAGACCTGCAGGATGCGGTAGAAGACATCTGCGAGCTGTTTCCAAGCATGAAGCTCGAAGAGGTGCTGATTGCGTTTAAGCAGATACGACAGGGCCGCTTTGACTTGTACGGCAACTTCACAACAAACGTGCTCATTGACTGCATCCGCAACTACGAGATGCAGAACACAGTCGCAATGCGTGAACAGGAGCACGTTGAAAAGAAGAAGCAGCACGTAGAGACAGCAGCCATCGACTGGCAGAGATTGAAGCGCGACCTGGATGCAGAAGGGCTGCTGAAGACGCCGCGCAAGGTGTTAGACAAGACGTTCATACCTTATCCCAATGACAAAGAGGATGCAGCAAGCACGGAGCAACACCAACAGCAAGGCAAAACGGAAGGCGAGGCGCAAGCGCAGCGAAAGAGCGATACTAACGAGCAGGCTAGATAGATGCTTCAGCTGGTTTGTGCGGCTGCGCGACGCGGACAGCAAAGGCATGGTGACGTGCATAACATGCGGCAAGCGCGAGCACTGGACGCAGGTCGATGCAGGGCATTTTATCAGCCGCAAATACGTCGCAGCGCGCTGGATGGGCATCAACGTCCACGCTCAATGCAAGGGCTGCAATATGCAGAGCGGCGGCCAGCAGTGGCTTTACAGCAAAGCACTGGAGCGCATGTACGGCAAGGGCGTGTGCGATGAGATATACGAGATAGCAACAACAGGCAAAAGACCAACCAATGACAAACTCAAAGAATGGATTGAATACTATGAAGCAAAGGTTGCAACCATACTCGCAGAAAGAATTGCGGCAGATAGCAGCTTTAATCGAAGAATACCGGAAAACCTTGCGCGTAGAATACACGTGGACGGATCAGGACGGCGAGGTGCACGTAGCAGAGACAGGGATGAGCGGCACGCAGAATGAGCGTTTGCATCACATGGTAAAAGACATTCACCGTGGCTCATATACATCGAACGCCCAGAGGCGCGCTTCACTCAAAATCATTGGCGAAACCGTTTGCTAAGCGCAAGCAGGATAAGCGATACTGGACGCAGTTATGGAGGAAACTACGCAAAGCATTTTTGAAGCAACACCCAGTATGCGCAGCATGCGGCTGGCAGGCCAACGTTGTGGACCACATCAGGCCAGTGACGCAGGGCGGTGCCTTCTACGACGTCAGCAACCTGCAGCCGCTGTGCACGTCATGCCACAACCGCAAGAGTGCCAAGGAGCGGCATGGTACGATGACGCAAGTTGGACCTGGGGCGACTACTACGACGACCTCTGCTACATCACATACGAATGACGAAGCCTGAGCACACAGGATACAGAGAGCTGCGGTTTAGTCAATGGATACGCGACAACCTGCCAGGCAGCCGCCCGCCGACATGCTTTACAGTGTTTGACGTGGACTTCGTGCTGCGCAATTACAAGACCAATCGCCTGGCTATGGTGGAAGTGAAGTGCAAGCAGCGCAAGCCAGAGGGCGGCCAGAAGCTGACTATACAGCTGATTGACGAGATTATGCGGCTAGGCACAGCGGCACGCAATGAGCACTACGGCATCAGGTCAATGCACTGGACCTACTGCGGCTACTGGCTGCTGCAGTTTGAGAACACAATGGTAGACGATGGGCGCATTTGGCTCAACGGCCATGAATTAACAGAAGAGCAGCTCAGGTATCACTTGGGCGAGATTGTGGCGCCAGCTGGACCGGGTAGCCCATCGCAAAAATGAATACACATCACGGTAACAT